TGGGACTTAATCCATCAGGACTTGGTCAAAGTGGGTTAAAAAAAATTTTAAAAGACCCCGCAGAAATTAATCTTCTTAAAAGAGACGATATGTTTAAAGACACTCTAAATAGAATAAAATACAAGACAGAAAAAGGAAACAAATGAAAAATCCAAATTTAATTAAAAATATGAAGTATGTTAAATTAAATGAAATACCTCCTCTAAAAGGACCTAATTCACAAGGGTTGCTTAAAGAGATAAAAAAAGATAAGAAGAACACGGAGAAATTAAATGGCAGATATAGATAAATCACTCCCCAACAGCATTAGAACGTCCGTTGAGATAGATGGGCCGGAAGTTGACGTTGAGGAAACACAAGAACAACAACCTGAACAACCAGTAGAAGTAACACCAATGGAAGACGGCGGTGTTGAATTAAACTTTGAACCAGGAAAAGTAAATATTTCAGGAACAGAAAATCATTACGACAACTTAGCAGAATTATTACCTGAAGACATTTTAGATCCTATTGGATTAAACATGAGATCAGACTATGCTGAGTATAAAACTTCTAGAAAAGAATGGGAACAAGCTTATGTTGAAGGACTTGACTTACTTGGATTTAAATACAACAACAGAGCAGAACCTTTCCAAGGAGCATCTGGTGCAACACACCCTGTGTTAGCAGAAGCCGTTACTCAATTTCAAGCTGGAGCCTACAAAGAATTATTACCTTCTGAAGGACCAGTTAGATCACAAATTTTAGGTAAAGTAGATCAAGCAAAAGAACAACAAGCTCAAAGAGTAAAAGATTTCATGAATTATCAAATCATGGAAAAAATGGAAGAGTATGAACCTGAGTTTGATCAAATGTTATTTTATTTACCACTGTCAGGATCTGCATTTAAAAAAGTTTATTACGATGATTTATTACAAAGAGCGGTATCTAAATTTGTACCGGCAGATGATTTAGTTGTACCTTACACAGCTACATCTTTAGATGATGCCGAAGCAATTATACATGTTATTAAAATTTCAGAAAATGATTTACGTAAACAACAAGTTGGTGGTTTTTACACTGACATAGAATTACAGCTGCCTTCTAAAATGGAAGATAAAGTTACAGACAAAGAAAGAGAATTAGAAGGAACTAGATCTACAGGAAGACAAGAAAATATTTATACATTATTAGAATGCCACGTAAATTTAGATTTAGAAGGTTTTGAAGATGTTGGAGAAAACAATGAACCAACAGGAATAAAATTACCGTACATCGTAACAATTGAAGAAGGTAGTGGAAAAGTTCTTTCGATAAGAAGAAACTTTGCACCAGAAGATCCAACAAAAAATAAAATTCAATATTTTGTCCACTTCAAATTTCTGCCAGGACTTGGATTTTACGGACTTGGATTAATCCACATGATTGGCGGATTAAGTAGAACGGCAACGGCTGCTCTTCGTCAATTATTGGACGCAGGTACATTATCTAATTTACCAGCAGGTTTTAAACAAAGAGGTGTGAGAGTTAGAGATGAAGCATCGCCAATTCAACCAGGTGAGTTTAAAGATGTAGATGCACCGGGTGGAAATTTAAGAGATGCCTTTTATCCTTTACCTTACAAAGAACCATCTCAAACATTATTACAATTAATGGGTATAGTTGTTCAAGCAGGTCAAAGATTTGCTTCTATTGCTGATATGCAAGTAGGTGATGGAAATCAACAAGCTGCAGTTGGAACAACAGTTGCATTATTAGAACGTGGGTCAAGAGTTATGTCTGCAATTCATAAAAGATTATACTCAGGACTTAAAAAAGAATTTAAACTATTATCAAACGTATTTAAAAGTTATTTACCACCAGAATATCCGTATGATGTTGTTGGTGCTGAAAAAACAATTAAACAAACTGACTTTGATGACAGAGTAGATATTTTACCTATTGCAGATCCAAATATATTTTCTATGACACAAAGAATATCTTTAGCTCAAACAGAATTACAATTAGCTACATCTAATCCGGAAATACATAACTTAAATCAAGTTTATAGAAATATGTATCAAGCATTAGGTGTAAAAAACATTGATGAAATATTACCACCACCTGCTCCAAAAGCACCGAAAGATCCTGCGTTGGAACATATTGATGCTTTAGGTGGTAAACCTTTTGAAGCTTACAGAGGACAAGATCATACAGCGCATATAACAGCGCATTTAAATTTTATGGCAACTAATCTAGTTAGAAACAATCCACCAGTAATGGCTGCAATGCATAAAAATATTTTAGAGCACATAAGCTTGATGGCACAAGAACAAGTAGAATTAGAGTTTGAAGAAATGCTACAACAAGCACAAATGTTGCAACAACAAGCACAAATGAATCCACAAAATGTGCAAATTCAACAACAACTACAAAAAATGAATATGGATATAGAATCAAGAAAAGCTGTGTTGATTGCAGAGTCAATGGCTGATTTTATGAAGGAAGAAAAAGAAATTACATCTCAATTTGACTCAGATCCTCTATTAAAATTAAAATCAAGAGAAGTTGACCTTAGAGCAATGGAAAATCAACGTAAAGCAGACGCTGATGAAGAAAAATTTAACATTGATAGAGCAAAATTAGTGCAAGCTAAGGAAATTAACGATGATAAGCTAGAACAAAACGAAGATTTAGCAGAATTACGCTCTCAAACGTCAATTGTTAAAACACAGATGTCAAATAGCTTTAAAAAAAACTAAAAATAAGATAACAATACAACTAGGAGATAAAAATATGATGAATTATAAAAAACCTAAACAAGTTAAGATGGAAGAAGGTAAAGTTATTACTGATCCAAGATCTGAAACTAGTATTAGAGGCAAAAATCTTATATCTACAGGAAATAAAAATCCTGTTAAAGGATTTGGTGCTGCTAGAAAACCAAAAGACGTAACCTGGTACTAATATGTGGTTCTCGGCAATTAAATTAGCCGTTTCTGCTGGTAGTAAAATTTACGCCAACCGTCAGAAAACGAAGATGGCAATGTCTGATGCACAACTAATGCATGCATCAAAAATGGCCAGTGGTGAGGAAGCTTACCAAGGCAAATTATTAGAATCTAGACAATCTGACTGGAAGGACGAGGCGGTATTAGTAATCCTCAGTTTGCCTATAGCAATTTTAGCTTGGGCAGTGGTATCGGATGACCCTACAGCAATGGACAAGGTAAAATTGTTCTTTGAAATGTTTTCAGAACTTCCAAAATGGTTTACAAATTTGTGGATACTTGTAGTCGCTAGTATTTATGGTATAAAGGGTACACAAATATTTAAAGGAACAAAAAAATAAGGAAGGAGACAAAAAATGGCAAATAGATTATATAATAAACAAATTAAAAAACCCGGGTTTTTAAGTGGTGGTCAAGTTAAACTTGATAAAAACAAAAACGGAAAAATAGACGCTCAGGATTTTAAAATGATGAAAAAAAAACCAAAGAAAAAATAATGAAAAAAATAAAAACATTTATAAAACACCTAATAGAAAAAATACTTGGCAAAAGATGCCAGTGTAACGATTAACTAAAAAAGGAAAAACATGGCAAAACCAGGACTATACGCGAATATACATGCAAAGAAAAAAAGAATAGCAGCCGGCTCAGGAGAAACAATGAGAAAACCCGGAAGCAAAGGCGCTCCAAAAAAAGCTAATTTTGTAGCAGCAGCTAAAACAGCAAAGAAGCCAGTTAAGAAAAAAGCGTAATGGCTACTGCTGCATGGCAAAGAAAAGAAGGTAAAAACCCTTCTGGTGGATTAAATAAAAAAGGTGTTGCATCTTACAGAGCAGCAAACCCTGGATCTAAATTAAAAACAGCAGTAACAACAAAACCTTCTAAACTTAAAGCAGGTTCTAAATCAGCAAACAGACGTAAATCTTTTTGTGCTAGAATGAAAGGCATGAAATCTAAACTTACTTCTGCTAAAACGGCAAGAGACCCGGATAGTAGAATAAACAAGTCTCTTAGAAAGTGGAATTGCAATTGAAAAAAACAAAAGCAAAAATAAAGAAAGTAATTAAAGGTTTAAACAAAGCTTCTAATTTACATGCGGGTCAAGCTAAAGTATTGAAAGGAGTTCTAAAAAAACATGCAACTAGAAACAGTAATAGTAAAACTTAATAGACTTTTAAATCAAAGGCTAGAAGATTTATCTATAGCGATAACGTCCGGCGCTATTGACAATATGGAAAATTATAAGTATATAGTAGGACAAATTAAGGCACTAGAATCAGTGCGTCAGGAACTCTCTAACCTGCTAAATGATAAGGAGCAAAAAAATGGAACAGTCATCAACATCAAAGATACAACTACC